CAGGTTGACTGTGTCGATACACTCTCAACAACATTAAAATCAACAAGTAGTCATTGTTTGCTGTTGGATACTGTTGCAATATTTTTTGCTGTATATGTTTTGTTTTGACATTTAGCATGGCATTGTCTTTTCTGGTAAACCATCCCAGTTCTAGATCCTGTCTTAATTTTGCAATATCAAATATGTATGAGTCGTATTCTGTTGTTGCACAATCTATTAGAAAAAATCCTCTATCCGCGGTCCAGATGATGTTCTCTAGTGTTAGATCTCCATGATAGTTTGAACTAGGCAATTGCCGGGGCAATCGATCCAACAGTTGTTCACAAGTGAATGGCAATTTATCAAAGTTAATTTCTTGTAACTTTTTGATATAAGTTTGTGTATAGTCTTTGTGTACTGAGCCAATGGAAAATTTTTCCAGTATGCACAACAAAAACTCCAACAACTTTTCGTAATTGTTTGTCCTAAGATACGATTTTATATCAAGCCCGTGCAGGTACTCCATGTCAATCATTTTTTCCGAAACGGTATACAATTGTGGCAGTGGATAGTCCTCACACAATACTTGCATACGCTCTAGGTTTCTTGACACATCTCCAATCTTGCGTACAAAAAGTTTATTGTGTTTCTGCATCAACAATATTTGATTCCCAGAAAACCCGTGGAACTCTTTAACTACTTTGGCAGCCATGTTATTTGTATGCTACTACTCTGCTGTCAATTGATGATTTACCATGGTGATTGCCTTGAATCTCGGTTCTAGCAAATCCTGCTTGCTCGAATATTTTGCACATGCTCTCGGCACTATAACCCCACTTGTGTAGCATTGTTGGGTCAGGATATCTAACACTATCTCCGTAGATGCCCGATATTGTTCGTTTGATCAGGCGTTTGTCATGAGTCCAAAAGCAATCAGGATTGTTCACAACCTCTTGACACATTTTTAACAGGTCTGGCCACTCTACAGCAACAAACCCGCCAGGTTTGCAAATTCTCAAAAACTCTTTAAACATGGGTTGAACGTATTGTCTACTAAGATGTTCTATCACATGAACTGTTAGTATTTCGTCTACACAAGTGTCCGGCAATGGGAACGGTTGTGTTATGTCATGGATAGTAACATTGGGATCATGACGCATGTACTCACCATCAACATTGATGTAGTTGTCAAACAGTCTGCTACCGCATCCTAGATGCAGTCGCACAGGCTGTTGTTGGTTGATTTGTTCTTGTATTTTTTGCTCAAGCATATCACATTCCTAGTTGTGTTCTAACTTCGTGTATGAACTTCTCACTCAGCACACGGGCTGAATAATTTTCTTCAACATGTTTTTGTCCTTGTGTGATCATATCTAACACTTGCTCAGGATTGGCTTGGGCCCATTGAATGCCTTCAATGTAATCACCTTGCCATGTGTAGGGTGCAAACTCTAAGTAACTGTGCAAAGGGGTAGTAATAACAAAACGGCCGGAGATTAGGCTGTCAATCAATCGATTGGCACTTTTGGTATCGGTGCGTGGGTTTTCAGTCAACACCGGCATGAGCACAATGTCTGTTTGCTCCAGTAACTGTCCTTGTAATTCCCAAGACCATTCACGCATGTCCAGGCGATCAAAATTGATACCAGTCACAGAACCTTTGGCCATTCTTTTCTTAAATTTGGTTAACACTCGATCTGTTTTGGTACTGATCATGGTATAGCAATAATTTTTAATTTCACTTTCTAATCTAGCCCAAACTTCTTGTATGGGTAAAAATTTATAACTACTCTGCGATCCAAACCATAACAAGTTAATGTCTGCACCGGGTGCAAATTTAGGGGACAGTTTGGGTCTCTCATAAGGATCGGGCATGACAATACTGTCTTTGCCTGTGAAATGTTTAGTACTAATTCCCATGTTGACGCTGTTGACAGATACTAGATCAGCCAATTGGCAACAGGGTTCGTACTCAGCCTTTTCTTCAAATTTGTTATCGCATAAATCGTAAATGGTTCGGGCACCCAGGTCTCGAGCACGTTGTATGCTACTAGTCTGGCTACCTTTTAAAAATATCACAGTGGTATTTGCATCAACCTCGCTCCATTCAGTTAAAATTTTAGCATCATAACCTTGTTCTAACAATGCTTGACAGGTCACATCACCACGAAGCCTGTGACTGGCTCGTGTGCTTTTGTAAGCATCGCTATAAAATCTAATTTTTATTCCCATCCCATGATCCAATCATCTTTGACTTGATCCAACTTTATCATGCCCCAGCTTTGCAATAACTCAATTGCGGCAAACTGTCCATAATCTCGGCTGTAAGCATCATGTGGCTTTTGTTCAATGACCACAACAGTCCGACAAGTTTTAACTGTTTGTTCCGCACCCTGCAACACACGATATTCAAACCCCTCACAGTCAATTTTGATGTAATCAACTTCGGGAATAGCAAGATTGTCCAGTCGAACTATTGTGGTATCTCCGTTGCCTATGCTGTCAGGATCAACATGCGTGTGTCCTGTATTGCCTTCGGTAATGATCATGCTTACGGTGCTGTCTTGATCTCCCAGGGCAAGTGGGCTGACCCATAGTTTGTTATCTGAAACATTTTTTTCCAAACATTCTCTAAACATTGATACAGGTTCAAATGCAATAACCTTGTCAAAGTGTTGTACAAGATCACGTGCCCATAAACCCACATTGGCACCAATGTCCAAGGCTGTTCGGTGTTGCTTTACATATTGTAAACTTCGCAATCTAACTGGTTGTTGATATTCAGCAGGACCACCCTTGCTGATGTTTTTAGCCAGCATCTTGGGAAAATGATCTTCGGTGTCCGGGAACCACCATCCGTGGCTTTCATACATTATAAGTCTCCTTGAGTATTCTTGCGGCTGTACCACTAGTTAATTCTGTGGTGTGAAATTGCCCATATGATAAATGGCATAACCACTTGTGAACTTGATCTGGATCAGGGAACCAAGGGGTTTCGATCTTGCTTAAATCACTATTGCTCACAGGCTTCGCGGCATTGGCAGCCGGTTCAGTAACAAAAACCGGCACACCGGCCAACACGGCTTCGGTGGCAGCAGTACTGTTAAAAGTCACCACAGCATGTACATCATTCAGCCATTCTTCTGGACGTTGTGTCTTACGAGCCATGCGTGACACCGGTCTTTCTCGCATGCGTATGGGACGATCGGTGTGTTGTTTGATCATGGCAATGGTATCTGCCAACCAGGATTCAAGTGTGAGACCATAAAATGTACAAGGCTTCTCGTCCGGAGCCACTATCAATATGTCCCTACAATGTGCTTGGTATGGTCTAGTTTTTACATGCAATCTTGATAACCGGTCTGCAGGCCTATCAATGATTTCGTTGTGTTGCAAATCATTAAACACAATTCTGTGCCAATATTTCCACCCACTGGGATTGTCAGGATTGGGTCTATTGCCCAAGTATCCAGAATCCATGTAGTAAAACGGACGAGAATCTTGCCAGCACCGTTTGATAATCTTGTGCTTCATGATACCGCGTAGCACCAGTGGAGCATCACTATCTTCGTACTGCCATGTTTCCAAGCAGGTGGCATCAACACCAGATCCTGCTGCCAACATCTGTGTGTACTCGTCACTGTTGTTTTTGTTTAGGAATATCCAGTTCATTGCCAGTATGCTTCTGTTCTTGTGACTTTGAGATCTTCGCGTTTGCTACGTTTTAAATCTTTCCTAGCACCTTTAAGATGATCTAGATATGCGCCCCAATCTGAATTGATCAAAGGATGCCCTTCACCGGGACTGTTGAGTTTGCTGGGTCTAAGATCACCCAACTTGGCTGCCCAGTTAAATTCAACCAACCCGGGAATGTTTTTTCTTACTGCATCAAACACAAAACTGTCATGCCACTCATCCAACAAAAAGATACCGTTGTCTGCGTCATCATACATGCGTTGAAATTCTCGAAGAAACCGTTTGATACCTTTGGTGCCCATTCGCATTGAGTAAAGTCCGCACTCACTAAACTTTTTGCGGCGTCCTAAAAAACACAACTCATACTGTGGTTCACACAGTCTATCCAGGTCTGCTAGAGTGATCTTGCTGTGGCACACTGTATCAGCATCCATCCATATCAGCACATCTGTGTTGACATTTTGAGCACAATGAAAAATGCTGTATGTTTTGTGGGCAAATCTGACTGCATTCCATTTGAATCCTTTGTCGGAATCTTTTCTCAGACTGCGAACAGGATCACCTGAAATATCACCAGTTGCTTTGGGTACATGTTGCCATTGTTGTTTAAATTCAGTCAGTGCAGACACAACAGAGATGTCACGTACCACAATATTAGGCGCAGACTCACTGATGGTGCAATTTTCAGTGTACACAATCAACTCAACTTCTTGCGGCCATGTCTGCAAAAAAGTTTGAATCATGCGTTGTCCATACTTCTTGTAGCCAGACTCGTTAAACGTGGTAATTACTGTGTACTTCATCAGAATACTTATGATCAAAAACATAGCCTATTATCCTTTGCAATGTGCTCTCAATAGCAAACCTGTTATGAGTGCTGTGCTAGACTGTTTGCAAGCCCGAGGAATTCAAACACAAGAAAACTCCATGACAGCAGACGCCGCGGTGATTTGGTCAGTGTTATGGCATGGACGGATGAGACCAAACCGTGAAGTTTATGAACATTATCGAGCCCAAGGTAAACCAGTAATTTGCATTGACATCGGTGCATTGTATCGTGGGCAAACTTGGAAAATTGCCGTGAACAATATAAATGCTCAGGGCTATTATGGGCACCAAGAAAACTTAGACCGCGGCAGACCAAAAAAACTCAAAATAAGTTTGGCATCAAATTTTTCAAACAATCCTGCTGTGCTAGTGGCCGCACAACACAACCAAAGTTTACAAGTGGCTGACTTGCCCACTTTAGAATCCTGGATTGCCAAAACTATTCAGCAGGTGAGAACACACACAGACAGACCTGTTGTGGTACGTCCGCATCCAAGATCCAAATTGAATTGGGACATATTGCCAAGGGATATTCAAATTGAAAAACCAACAAAAGTAATTGATACCTATGACAGTTTTGACATACACTTTGACTTTTATGCTGTGATCAATTATAATTCAGGACCTGGTATTCAAGCAGGCATTGCTGGATGTAGACCCATTGTTGCACAATCCAGTTTGGCACACCCTGTTGCAATAGATATACAAGATATTAACAAACCTTACAAGGTCGATCGGACACAATGGCTGACGGAAATCTGCCATACTGAATACACAGTAGAGGAAATACGAGCCGGGGCATGGCTTGGTAGAATTGTGCCCGCACTGGAAAGAAACATATGAATTGGTTAGAACATTATCGTCAAAAGTATTATCCTTTACTACATATTAATTTCACCGGGAATCAAGGAATACTAGCCACCAGGATGTATGATAGAGCGATTGGGTTTGATATCATATGGAGACTGTTGTTGAATCAGCGAGTGGGTAGTTTTAGCATAATAGAAACTGGCACGTTGAGAGAAGGCAATAGTTGGACAGATGGACAAAGTGCATTTCTTTTTACAGAGTTTGTAAAGCATCACGGCGGACAAGTACGTAGTGTAGATATAGATCCTACAGCATGTGATGTTGCCCGTAACTTTATTAACAGCAACCAATTTTCTGTTGACTGCTGTGACAGCGTGACTTGGCTTGCACAACAAAAAGACCTAGCTGAAGTAGATTTATTTTATCTAGACAGTTACGACGTAGATTGGAACAATGATACTGCCAGTGCCGAACATCACTTGAAAGAGTTTTTGACCATAGAACCATTTGTAACACCAGGCACAGTTGTGGTAATAGATGATAACTCGCGTTGGGTCAACACTAACCAACGCACCGGCAAAGGTCGCAGAGTAGTAGAATATCTAACAAAAAGGTATCTATCCCATCTATGATGAATACCAAATTGTTTTCTAATTCCAATGAGCAAAAAGAATCCCAGCATCATTGACTGTGCTTGTGTGATACACGGCAATGGTTACGACTGGCAGTATGTGGAAAGACTGTACAACATGTTGTGCAGAGTATTTCCACATGGCATACGCATGCATGTGTATACTGAACATGATAGATCAGTTCCGCCCCACATGATCAAACACATTTTAACAGATTGGGGTATAGCTGGTCCCAAACGATCATGGTGGTATAAAATGCAATTGTTTAATCCAGAACACTTTGACGGGGATATGTTGTATTTGGATCTTGACGTTGTTGTGGCTCGCGATTTAGATTTTGTAAAAACATCACCGACCAATTACTTGTGGGCTATCAGAGATTTTAAATATCTACAATCTAGGCATGCAAATGCAATCAATTCCAGTATGATGTGGTTTAATGTGACTAATTTTGCTTGGATATGGCAAAAATTTACCCAGGAAGATTTCGTTACGGTTATCAAAAGTTATCCAGGAGACCAGGATTACTTGGCGGCTGTGCTAGATGTTAACCAACGTAGATTTTTTGAAGACAAATATTTTGAAAGTTATCGCTGGCAATGCTTGGATGGTGGTTTTGATTTCCATAAAAGAAAACATTTGCGTCCAGGCTCCGGAGTTAAAATAGCCAACGATACCGCACTTGTAGTATTCCACGGCAAGCCCAAACCACACGAAGTGCATGATCCCGTTATTGTACAACTGTGGAAATAGGTAATACTTTTGTAGTACTTGACCATTAATTGCTCTTTTGCTATAATAGACACATAGTAAGGAGCAAAAGATGCAGATGATTACAGGACAACCCAAATATGTAGAGCGACGTATTGCACAGTTTGTAGCACAGGGCTACAGAATAGTCCTGCGTCATGTCCATCCGGATGCGTCTATAACTGTCAAATTGGAGCGATAATGGGATACAAAGTAATTGCAGACAAGTTTGAAACAGATCTAATGCGTCAAAAGTACGGGCCACGCCAGGGCCTAGAAGGCCCGTTTAAATATGCGTCTGGGCGAGTGCTATATTACGATCCCAAAGAAGGGCGTTATTATGACCCCACTACAGATTTCTACGTGTCTAACGAGGAAATGGACGCAGAGCATGCAATTATTGTGCAAAAACTAGTGGATTACCAAAAGTAATACTTTTGCTGTACTTGACCAATAAACCCCAACGTGCTATAATTATGGCATACAAAGCAAAAAGGAATACAAAATGACACTTAAACAAACCGCCCTAGTTCAGACCGCAGGCATCTGTGCCACAATGTTAGCCCTGTCGCTAGGTGTAAACTTATTGTTTACCATGCTAACAGCCCAAGAATTAGCGACCCTGCTGGCAGTGGGAAGTATTACAATGTTGGTATATTGCATGTACCAAGTGGTGCTGAGTCGCCTAGAATACAGCCAAAAACTTGATGAAATTACTAAAAAGTAATACTTTTGCTGTACTTGACCATTAATTGGTCTTTTGCTATAATAGACACATAGACAGTAAACATTAACCCGCACAAAAAGGAGCCAACTATGAGTGCAATCCGTGTTTTAAATGGTACATATCGCAACCAACCCGTTCGCAATATGTCTTTTACTCTTGTAAAAGGTTACCAGTCCGGTACCAAAGGTAATTTTGTAACAGTTAAAAACGATGACAATTTTCCCGGGTACGGTGACACAATCCGTATCAACGTAAACGGTATTCAAGATTTTGAATACATCAATGGAGAAGCAATGCAGACTAATACAGTACATTTTGAAAAACCAGCGGCAACACCTGCACCTGTGGAAACAGACGAGCAAGCCATGGACCGTATCCGTGAGCGTTTTGATATACTGACAGAGATGACCAAAGCCACAGTAAGTGGCGACATACGTGCTATGATTGTATCCGGCCCTCCTGGAGTTGGCAAGAGTTTTGGTGTTGAGACTGAGATTGAGAAGGCATGTTTGTTTGACAAACTTGCTGGCAAACGCCTACGTGCCGAAGTGGTAAAAGGTAGTGCAACCCCTATTGGCTTGTTCCAAGTATTGTACAAATACTCAGACGAGAATTGCGTTATTGTGTTTGATGACTGTGACAGCATTTTATTAGACGACGTGGCCCTTAACTTGTTGAAGGGTGCATTAGACTCAAGCAAAAAACGTACCATCAGTTGGTTAAGTGAGAGCAGTGCCTTACGCCGTGAAGGCATCCCAGACCGTTTTGACTTTAAAGGTTCAGTAATTTTTATTACAAACTTGAAGTTTGACAAAATGAAATCGCAAAAATTGCGTGATCACTTGGATGCACTACAATCACGCTGTCACTACCTGGACTTAACTCTGGATACCATGCGTGACAAATTGTTGCGTATCAAACAGATTGCCAAAGATGGTGTGTTGTTTGCAGATTATGAATTTGACCCGGAAGTGCAAGACGACATCATTGAGTTTATGCACACCAACAAGGACCGTTTGCGTGAGGTGAGCTTGCGTATGGCTCTTAAGATTGCAGACTTGCGTAAGATGAGTGTGTTAAATTGGAAGCGTCTTGCAGAGACAACATGTATGAAAGTGGCAGGTTAATATGGAATGGCAAATTTGGGATGAGGGTTTGTACTTGTACAGTGTTTACACTGTGGAAGAAGCAGATGAACACAAGACAGTGGGATTTGAAGTGAAGGCATTAGAGCTAGTTTAGTCTGGGCATTGGTTGGCTCCGGCCCGGACTTTGACAGGGACTTCGGTCCCTGTTTTTTTTTTGACTTTTGTGTTTAAATACTGTATACTAACACAATGCCTCAATCACTTGCGATACACCTAGGTCAATCTGACCCACTAATTTTACGATTTAATTTGCTTAACACACCCATAGCCGAATTGTGGGCGGAGCGTATGCAACAAAGATCGTCTTGGCTCATGGATCACCCTGACAGATTTTATGGATTCGGAACACCCAAGCAAGAGCTACAACGAGCACAAGAACAGATACAACAATGTATTGACACCATCAACAGTCATGAATTTATTATAACCAGACCGTTTGGGTTCAATCAAGATTGTTTAAATTATTTGCACAACATATTTGAACGCTATCACGGATTACTGGATCAACAAAATAGTGATTTCTGGGAACAGGCACCGGTGCCAGTTCGAGAGGCCCTGGCGGAATTGAATCTAAATGTGCATCGTTGTGAAAGTGTCATGTCCGGAAACCCACCCAGGTTTGTGTGTACTTGGTTTGGCATGCCCAAAACACATACCTTGAGCACGTTGTTGCAAGGACAATACGGAACCATGCAGGTAAAGTTTGGCACCGTTTATTTGAACTATGTTGAAATAGGCAAGACCCTGGAAGACTTAGCACAGGATCAAGATGAATACATTGGCGATGATGCGTTCCTGCCGTTTGATCACTACAGTGCCGACTTTAGAGTGGCATTTTATGATCAGGACCTGTCAGAAAAAATACCTGCCATGACCTCATACTATCAAGAACATCATAACTTTTTTGTTGCAAAGGGCATAACTTCAGTGTATAATGTACAAGCACTACCACTAAGATTCCCGGTAGCAGAATTACAACACACCCTGGACCACAACAACCTACTGAACCAAATCAGTAACCGTCAATACATAACACAAGTAACACTAGAATGAAACGATGCACAATACAAATACGTGATGAAGTAAACATCCGACTAGAAGGCCTGGATTTGGATGTTCGCAAAGCCCTGACCAACGCTTTCAAATACGATGTACCATATGCACGTTATTTGCCCGCGGTGAGACTGGGACGTTGGGACGGCAAGGTCAGTTACTTTCAAATGGGTGGTAGCACATACACCAACCTGTTGCCCGAGATCATTCCCATACTTGAACGGTTTGATTACGACATTGAACTGGATGACCAACGAGAATACTCAAACACATTTGAGTTTGAGCAGGTGCGTGAGGATACTTTTGCACACATCATGTGGCCTAAAGGACATCCACAAGAAGGTACACCCATTGTGATGCGTGACTACCAAGTGGAGATTGTAAACAGTTTCCTAGC